AAGCGCTCGATGTTTATGTCTGCGAAACCCGTCGATGAGGATTCTCGTCGGGTTCGGATCGCAGTTTCCTCCGAAATGCCGGTCGAGCGGTCTTTCGGAACTGAGGTGCTTGATCACTCCGCATCGAGCATCAACCTTGAATTTCTTGGATCAGGTCGGGCGCCCCTGCTGCTCGATCACGATCCGAGGCAGCAGATCGGCATCGTGGAAGATATCACCATCGATGGCTCGGCTCGTGTGATGCGAGCGACTGTCCGGTTCGGAAGAAGCGGGCTCGCCAAAGAGGTCTTCGATGATGTCGTAGACGGGATTCGGTCGAATATTTCGGTCGGTTATCGCGTCAACAACATGGTCCGAGAAGATGCGACAGATGGGACGATCTTTCGCGTTAACGACTGGACCCCTCTTGAAGTGTCGGTCGTTTCTATTCCAGCCGATTCGTCGGTCGGAGTAGGTCGAGCAGCCGACGTTCCCACAATCACGGTCGTTAAGGAGAGTCCCATGGCCGAAGTTAATCATGACGAAATCCGCGCTCAGTTTGCGCGGAATGCTCAGTCTATCATCGAACTGGGCGCAAAGCATAACAAGCGCGAACTGGCCGAAAAGGCTGTCTCCGATGGTCTTTCCATCGAACAGTTCCGTGGCGTGATCCTCGATGCCATTGGCACGGAGGCTTTCGCTTCGAATGCTATGGTCGGTCTCAGCAAGGCTGAAACCCGCTCCTATAGCCTCCTCCGCGCGATCAACGCGGCGGCTTCGAGCGACTGGCGCAAGGCCGGTTTCGAGCGTGAACTTTCGGACGAAATCGCCAAGCGCACCGGCAAGGATGCTCGTGGCTTCTACGTCCCGAATGACATTCGCTGGAGCCAGCGCGATGTGACGACTTCGACCGGCACAGGCACCTCGAAGGGTGGCTATCTGGTCGGGACCGATCATCGTGGCGATCTGTTCATCGATGCGCTGCGCGAAGCTCTCGTGATCTCGAGCCTCGGCGCTCGCATGATGACGGGTCTTCAGGGCAATGTGGCCATTCCGAAGCTCACGACTCGCACGGCTGTTGCGTTCGTGGCTGAAGGTTCGGCTCCGACCGAAGGCGCTCCCGTCTTCGCTCAGGTCACGATGACTCCGAAGACAGTCGCCGGTTATGTCGATCTGTCCCGTCGTCTCATGATCCAGTCCGATCCTTCGGTCGAAGCCGTCCTGCGTGACGACATCACCCGTCAGATCGCTGGCAAGATCGATGAAGTTGCCATTGAAGGCGGCGGCTCGAACGAGCCCACCGGCATCCTCGGCACCTCGGGCATCGGCGCGGTCACGATCGGCACGAACGGTGGCGCACCGACCTATGCAACGGTCGTGAACCTCCAGCGCGAAGTCGCCATCGACAACGCTCTGAATGGTTCGCTCGCTTATCTGACCAACTCGAAAGTTGTCAGCAAGCTGCGTCAGACCGCCAAGCAGACCAGCGGCGTCGAAGGCAACTTCATCCTCGGTGAGACGAACAATCTGCTCGGCTATCAGGTCGCCGAGACGAACCTCGTCCCGTCCGATCTGACGAAGGGCTCCGGCTCGGCGCTCTCCGCCATGATTTTCGGAAACTTTAACGATCTCATGATCGGCATGTTCTCCGGCCTCGACATCGTGGTGGATACGTCCTCGCTCTCGACCTCTGGCGGCACGCGCATTGCGTTCTTCCAAGATGTTGACGTGGCAGTTCGTAATGCCCAGTCCTTCGCGGCTTGCAAAGAAATCGTTACGACCTAACGGTTTAAGATGGGGAGGCTCCGGCCTCCCCATTTTTTTAGGTGATCAATGCTTGAGCTTGTTCAGTTCAAAAACAAACACAAAGGTGGGAGCGTCGCTGTTCTAGGTGGGGCTCCTAGACTTTTGAGCGATCTCTACAGTCTGCCACAGCACTTTGACCTGATCGGCGTAAATCAGCACACCTTGCTTCTGCCGCTCTCCTACATCCTGTTTTCCGATAAGCCAATCTTTGAGATCGTTAAAGATCATCCAGCTTATAAGGTTTCTCACTTTCGTGAGCTATCAGGCGAGGACATGATATGGGGCGGAATCATCCCGAATTTTAACCTTTCGGGACCAAAGGCAGTCTGGCTGGCCGATTATCTCGGCTATGACGAAATTCTAGTTTGTGGTATGGATGGTTATTCGACAGATCGCCGATATTGGCACGATCAGCCAGAAGAACGATCCGTACAGAACTCCTACCAGCGCGATAAGAATATCTGGTCGCTGCTAAAAAGCTCACTATCGGACCATAAAAAGGTTCGGTTCACATGCGATGAAATGCAGAGGTTTTTCGATGAAAATTGAAATGATGCGCTCAACCTACTGGCGCGGCGAACTCCTCGAAGCAGGAAACGTCGTCGATATCGTTGAAAAAGACGCTTTCGAATTCATCTCAATTGGTCGAGCAAAGAAATACGATGCTCCTGTCGTGACAGAAGTCGCTCCTCAAGCTCCGGTGATCACTGAAAATCGGGCGGTCGGCATCGATGAAAATCAATCGATGGCAAAGCGGAAGCCGAAATGGGCATCTAAGGTCTAACGATCATGGCAGTCGAAACAGACATCGAACGGGCAGTTTTCGTTGAAATTGACGATTTCGCGGTCGCTGCGACCTACGTCAAAGCGGGCGGTGGCACATCGACTGTTAACGGAATCTTCGACAACGAATATTTCGGGGCGGATGCCCAAGCCGGTGTCTTGTTTGTCTCGGCGCAGCCTCGGTTTCTTATCCGATCATCCGATCTGCCAACCGGGGCAACCTTTGGCGACACGATCACCATCTCGGCCATTGCTTATACTGTCCGGGTCATCCAGCCGGATGGCACGGGCATGACAACCCTAGTCTTGGAAAAGAACTAATGGCGCATCTACGGAAACAGATTCGCGATAAGGTCACGACTAGGCTGACCAATCTCACCACGACCGGCGCTCGTGTCTTTCAGACCCGTTTCTATCCATTGCAAGCTGCCGCTTTGCCGGGATTGCTTATCTACACGCTGCGGGAGGTTTCCGAGCCGGAGACCATGACAAGACCTCGGAAATACAACCGCGAGGTCGATTTCATGGTCGAGGGCATGGCGAAGGGCACCTCCGGGCTCGATAACACGCTCGATCAGATTGCAACCGAGGTCGAGGAGGCAATCCTATCCGCTCCCACTTTCGATGGGCTGGCGAGAGATACTGTTTTATCTGGAACAGAAATCGACTATAATGCCGAAGGGGAGCAGCCAGTCGGCTCTATCCGCATGACATTCACGGTGCGCTACCGCACCAGCGAAACTGACGTCGAAAGCGCATCGTGAGGCACTAAAATGGCAACTCATACCGGATCAGAGGGTGTGGTTAAAATCTCCGCGAATACAATCGCGGAGGTTCGTTCTTGGACGCTGACCGAGACGGCTGACACCATTGAAGACAGCACGATGGGCGATTCATATCGGACCTATAAGGTCGGAATGAAAACCTTCACTGGATCGATTGTTTGCTATTGGGATGAGACCGACACGACTGGCCAAGGTGCAATGACCGCCGGGGCATCGGTGACGCTCAATCTCTATCCCGAAGGTTCCACGGCTGCCGATACATACTACACCGGCACGGTCCTTGTTACCTCTATCGAAGCCACTGCTGCTTTCGATGGTATGGTCGAGGCAACTTTCAGCTTCCAAGGAACTGGCGCTCTGACGAAGACGACAGTTTGATTTCTGACTATCGCGAGGCACGACAATGGCGACGCATACCGGATCAGAAGGTATTGTTAAGATCAGCACTTACACAATCGCCGAAGTGCGCTCGTGGACGCTGACTGAAACGTCCGATACCATCGAAGATAGCACCATGGGTGACTCTTACCGCACTTATAAAGTCGGTATGAAAACCTTCACGGGTTCCATCGTTTGCTATTGGGATGAAACAGACACGAACGGCCAGATGGCTTTGACGGCTGGAGCGTCAGTCACGCTCAACCTCTATCCAGAGGGCGCGACGACCGGTGACACCTATTATAGCGGCACTGTTCTTGTGACTTCGATTGAAGCTACGGCTGCCTTCGATGGCATGGTCGAAGCGACCTTCAGCTTCCAAGGCACTGGTTCTCTTTCGAAATCAACAGCACCTTAATTCTTAGAGTAAAAGGATCGACAAATGTCATCGCCTATCGAGCGCGCTAAAGCTCACTTCAAGGCGCAGAACGTCAAGACGATTGAAGTTCCTGAATGGGGAGAGGCTGGGAAGCCTCTCCTTATTTATGTGACTCCTCTCACCTTGGCCGAAAAGCGCAAGCTCTTTGCTGGTGCAAAAGAGAACGATCTAGCTGTTCTTGTTGACTGCATCATCATGAAATCTAAGGATGAAAAAGGAGAAACGATGTTCACGCTTGAGCACAAGCGCGATCTGATGAACAGCGTCGATCCTGATATCATTGCGCGGGTCTCAAACGAAATCTTGTCGGGACCATCGCAGGATGAACTGCTAAAAAACTGAGATCCGATCACGAGCGTTTCATAACTTTTGCGCTCGCTGATCGGCTTGGGAAAACAGTTTCAGAAATAGAAGACCTTCCCTATTCTGAAATTATTGAATGGATGGCTTACATCGAACTTGTGAACGAGAGGCAGAGAAATGGCAGAAACGCTTAATTTCACGCTTTCGGCGCAGGATAAAACTCAGGCTGCTTTCAACTCTGTCAATAAGAGCATGAACGGGCTGAATGGGTCTGTCACCAAGCTAAAATCGGCTTTGGCTCTTGTTGCAACCGCAGCCACATTTTCTGGAATTACAAAAGGTCTGCAAGGTGCGGTCGAGCGTGCAAGCAAGCTCGAAGAAGCAATGCAAAAGACTGGCGCATCTGCCGAGTTTCTCTCCAGCATCAGCTATGCCGCAAAATTGGCCAGCGTCGAATTTGATCAGCTTGAAAACGGTCTGATCAAGCTATCCAAAGCAATGGATGAGGCATCATCTGATGTTAAATCCGGCATTTCTTACGATTTCAAACGCTTAGGAATAACGGTCAGAGATTCAAACGGCGATCTTAAATCGACCGAAGAAATCTTTATGCAGATTGCCGACACTGTTTCTCAAGTTCCTGATGGAATGAGAAAGGCTGCAGTTGCACAAAAGATATTCGGAAAGTCTGGCGCTGATCTTATCCCATTGCTTAATGAAGGCCGAGCTGGTCTTGAGAAATTAAAAAAAGAAGCCGAGAACATGGGTGTTCAGTTCTCGAGTCAATCCGCGAAAGACCTCGCGGCATTTGGCGATGAAATGGACAAGATTGGATTCTTGAGCCAAGGATTTGCAAATACATTCGCAGCAAGCGTCATCCCGGCAATCTCTTTATTCCTGCAAAAAATTGGTCAAACTGCCAATGAAGCAGAAAGAGCAGAACGCAAATTTAATGGTTTGAAATCTGTCGCCGAAATGCTCGGCGCAGTATTCCGAGCAGTCGCGGCTGGCGTCTATGTTATTGGATCGGCTTTCATTGAAGTCGGAAGAGACATCACGGCTTTTGTTCAGGCTATCGGAAGCGCTTTCGAACTTGATTTCGAAGGGGCCGGAAGAACAATTCGTGAGCGAATTGCAGAACAAGTAAGTCTCAGAGATATTCTTAGAAATGCAGCTGAGATCATAAGAAATAACTCAGACGCAAATGATGAGAATGTTCTCACCATTAGAAAAGCGACCAAGGCAATTGGAGATAACGCAAAATCAGTTACCGATCTGATTGAGAAATATCGTTCTTTGATTGATCCCGGCTATGAAGTCCTCAAGCAAATGAAGGAATTCGAGCAGCTGGCAAAAGGCGGAGCATTTACTGCCGAAGAATTCGCTATCGGCATGGAGCGTCTTCGCCAGCGTTTGATCGATGCTCGTGCCGAAACTGATCCAATGGCAATGGCAATCAAAGGATTGCAAGGCTTGGTTCAGAACTTTGCCGATAATGCTGCATCGGCAATGGCAGAATTTACTATGAGCGGAAAAATGGATTTCAAGTCTATGGTCAGTTCGATGATCAAAGACTTGCTGACGCTTTTCTACAAGATGACAATCTTCCAGCCTATCGCAAATGCCTTCAAAGGGTTTCTCGGTGGAACTGGCGGTGAAAGCGGAGGCGGTGGTTTCTTCTCTAGCATTTTCAGCGGGATTGGTGACTTTTTCTCTGGTCTATTCGGCAGGGCTGCCGGTGGCTCGGTCATGGGTGGAACGCCTTATATGGTCGGCGAAAAAGGTCCAGAGCTTTTCATTCCCGGCGCTCATGGCACGATCATTCCGAATCAGAACATCGGGGGTGGTGGCGGTGAAAGCATCGTGATTAATCAAACGATCAATGTCTCGACCGGGGTGCAAGCCACGGTTCGGGCGGAAATTCAAAGCCTCATGCCGCAGATTGCAACCGCAACAAAAAGCGCGGTCCTTGATGCTCGGCGTCGGGGCGGCGCATTTGCCAATGCGTTTGGAGGCTGACGATGGCAATCACCTATCCACTCTCGCTGCCGACCGTCGCCGGGATAGCTCAAATCCGAATCACGGGCCGCAACGCGGTCGCGGTTTCCTCGTCTCCGTTCACCTACAAGCAACAGGTCATGCAGCACCAAGGCGCTCGCTGGGAGGCCGAAATCTCGCTGCCTCCGACCAAGCGGGATGAGGCCGAAGAATGGATAGCCTTTCTGTTCGCATTGCAGGGCCAGTACGGCACTTTCCTGCTCGGCGATCCTCTTGGTGCTACTCCTCGAGGATCGGCGTCCTCGGCGCCCGGAACGCCCCTTGTGAACGGCGCAAGCCAGACCGGCGGGACGCTGGCCATCGATGGGCTGCCAAACAATGCCACCAATTATCTGCGGGCGGGTGATTATATCCAGCTCGGCAGCGGGGCGGGGTCTCGGCTTCATAAGGTCTTGGAAAATGCCTCGAGCAACGGCTCGGGCCAAGCAACGCTTTCGATCTGGCCGCAACTGCGGGAAAGCCCAGCCAATAATGCGGTGGTGACACTGACCGATACAAAAGGCGTCTTTCGGCTGGCAACGCCGGAAAGCTCTTTTTCGATCAATGAGGCTTCATTCTACGGAATGACATTTACCGCATTCGAGGCGATCTGATGTCTCGCGTCTTTTCGAGCAACTTCGCAGCCATCCTCGACAATCCGGTCATGTCGCCATTCTTGGCGGTCGAGCTTCTATTCGACAGCGGTGCGGTTCGGCTCTGGACGGGTCTTAAAGACCTTTCGGTCGGTGGCTATACCTACACCGGCGCGGGCTCGCTTCTTGGCGTCTCGGCGGTCGAGGAAACGTCTGAAGTGGCTGCCAAGGGTGCAAATCTGACACTTTCTGGTATCCCGTCTGAAATTATCAGTCTCGCGCTAAATGAAGATTATCAGGGCCGAACGGCAAAGGTCTATTTCGGGCTGATGAATGTCACCAGCGGTCTACCGGAAATGAATCAAATCTTCTCTGGTCTCATGGATCAGATGAACATCGAGGACACCGGCCAGACTCTCACAGTCGAGGTGACGGTCGAGAACAGGCTGATCGATCTCGAAAGGGCTAGGATTCGCCGATACACGAGCGAGGATCAGAAGCGGCTTTATCCAAGCGATCTCGGCTTCGATTTCGTCAACGATCTACAGGATAAAGAAATTGTCTGGGGCCGCAGCTAAAGTCCCGTTCTGGGAGAGAAAACTTTCGGAATATGTCGGATCTCTTGAATCCGAACCTTTTGCATGGGGTGAATTCGACTGCGCGATCTTCGCCCATCAATGCCTGATCGTTCAATTCGGCAGCAGCAAAATACCTGATTTTCGTGGGAAATATAAAACGGTCAAAGGAGCGGTTTCGGCTCTCAAAAAGCAGTCTGGCTTTTCTAATCTTGAGGATGCGGTTTCCAGCTATCTTGAGGAAATCAACCCTAAGCTCGCCCAGAGGGGTGACATCGTTTCGCTCAAAATCAACGATCCTCCCATCGAAGGGATAGGATGTTCTCTCGGGGTCTGCTTAGGCGCTCGTTATGCTGTCTTAACCATGAAAGGTGTGGCATATATTGAGTCGGCTCAGATCGACCGAGCATGGAGGGCGGCAAGATGAAATTTAGGCTCCTTGCCAGCACCGCTCTGGCCGGATTCCTTTTCATCACTCCTGCCCAAGCCGATCCGGTTTCGATTGTCATCGCGGCGGCATCTGCACTTGCTTCATCATTTGGACCGGGATTCACATTCCTTGGCTTCAGCACCTTTTTCACCAAGTTTGCCATTGCGGCGTCTCTTGGTCTTGCTGCAAAGCTCTTAGCTCCAAAGCCTAAAAGCGCATCTCTATCCTCGCTTTCCAATCGGACGCAAACAATCAAGCAATCAATCGTTGCTCGGTCGATTGTCTATGGCGAGGCTAAGGTCTCCGGTCCTCTGGTTTATGTCGAGGCAACAGAAAAGAATCAATATTTGCACCTGATCGTTGCGCTGGCTGGTCATGAAATTAATGCAATCAACACGGTCTATCTCAATGAAGATGAATTGACGCTCGACGGAAGCGGAAATGTCACTGCTCCTGCAAAATATGTTGGTTTAGTTCGTGTTAAGAAATATACCGGCACATCAACTCAAGTTGCTGATCCTGATCTAGTCTCGGAATCCGATGGAAAATGGACATCAGATCATCGTTTGCTCAGCACGGCCTATATCTATGTGCGGCTGAAGTTCTCTCAGGATGCTTTCCCGAATGGCATTCCGAATATGTCGGCGGTCGTTCAAGGCAAGAAGGTTTATGATCCTCGCACTGATACGACTGCTTATTCGAACAACGCGGCGCTTTGCCTTCTGGATTATCTGCAAGATTCAATCTACGGGCTCGGAACTATTGATTCCGAAATCGATATGGCTCGCTTTGAAGCTGAAGCTAATATCTGCGATGAGTCGGTCGCATTGGCTGCCGGTGGAACGCAAGCCAGATATGCTTGCAATGGAGTGGTCGAAAGCGATGACTCGCCGAAGTCTATCATCGAGAACTTGCTCACCTCTTGCGCTGGTACGGTTTACTATTCTGGCGGCGTCTGGTCGCTCAAGGTCGGAGCCTATGAAGCGCCAACATCCTCGATCACAGAGGATGATCTGCGAGGGCCAATCAGTATTCAGACCAAGCTCTCCCGGCGTGACAATTTCAATAGCGTCAAAGGCGTCTTTGTCTCGCCGGAATCAAACTGGCAAGCGACCGACTATCCGGCTTATCAGAGCGATCAATTCCTCGCCGAAGATAATGACATCGAGAGTTTCCTTGATCTGACGCTGCCTTTTACAACCTCGAGCGCGGCGGCACAGCGGCTTGCGAAGATCGCACTCTATCGCAACCGGCAGCAAATCTCGCTCGAGCTTAAATGCAAGCTGACTCAATTCGGCGTTTCGGTCGGAGATACTGTCTCGATCACGAATTCTCGCTATGGCTGGACATCAAAGCCTTTCGAGGTGGTTTCGTGGAATTTCGTGGTCGAGGGTGATCAAGATTCTCCGACTCTCGGCGTCGATATGATGCTCAAGGAAATCAATGCGGCTGTTTTTGATTGGGATGCCGAAGAGACGGCTTTCGTCTCAGATAACACTAATCTGCCGACTGCCTTCGCAATCGATCCCCCTGTTCTATCCGTCACTGACATCCTTAGAGTCGTGAATGAACAGGTCTTCTCGATTCTTGTTGCGACCGTCAGTTCAGGCAATGGCTTCGCCAGCACTTTCGAAGTTCAAGCGAAGCAGTCCACCGAGACAGATTTTGTTAACCTCGGCATTGCTGGCGGAAACATTTTCGAGCTTGTCGATGTGGTCGATGGCGCGACCTACAATATTCGGGCTCGAGTTGTGAACACGATAGGCGTTCGATCTGAATGGACTACAGCGAATAGGCAGATCGTCGGAAAAACGGCTCCTCCGAACGATGTGACAAATCTATCTATCAACTCAATCGGCGGAAGCGCAATCTTGTCGTGGACGCCAGTAACGGATGCTGATCTGTCGCACTATAAGGTGCGTTTTTCGACACAAACCACCGGAGCTTCCTACCAGAACGCTATTGATCTGGTTGATAAAATTTCACGTCCCGGCAACTCGGTTATTGTGCCTTCTTTGCAAGGAACGTATTTCGTCAAGGCGGTCGATAAACTTGGTCTTGTTTCGGTCAATCCTGCAACCGTCGTGCTGCTGACAAATATCGACAGCGTTGAATCGCTTAATGTTGTCCAGACGCTTACTGAGCATCCGGCATTTAGCGGCACAAAAACAAGAACTGTGAAGATCACAGACGGTGTTGATGAGTGGCTTCAACTAGACACGTCACTCCAGTTTGATGATTTGACTGGCTTGTTCGATGATCAAGCAGGTCTTTTCGATAGTGGAAACGGGCAATTCCAAGAAGATGGATATTATGATTTCTCAACTTATGTGGATTTGACCGATAAATATACCAGTCGAATTATTGCATCGATCAAAAATGAACGAATTGATCTTGCCAGCTTGTTTGATTCGGCACTTGGCGATTTTGACGACCGGCTTGGCGAATTCGATGGCGATCCAGCCGCGTTTGACGATACGAATGTCCAGCTTCAGGTAGCAACGACCGATGACGACCCTGCCGGAACACCCACTTGGTCGGCATGGCAGCCTTTCTTTGTGGGCGATTATTCGGCTCGGGCTTTCAAGTTCAGGGCATATCTGACGACCACAGACATCGCAGCATCGCCTTCGATCCGGGAATTGAGCGTCAGCATTGATATGCCAGATCGGGTGATCGCTGGCGACGATATTGTGAGCGGCGCAGCGGCCTATAATGTTGTTTTCACTCCAGCTTTTAAGGAGCTGGGAGGGGTCGGGATCGTGGCTCAGAATCTAGCAACCGGCGATTTTTATGTTATAACTGGCAAATCAGCCAGCGGATTCACCATCGAATTCCGTGACTCTGCAGGGACAGCGGTCAGTCGGACATTCGATTATGTCGCAAAAGGTTATGGAAAGGTCATCTGATGTCGCAGCATGACATGAACATTGCAAACCAAGGCTTTCCAGCCTTTCGGTCTGATCTTAACAATGCCTTGACTGCCTTGGTCAGCACATCGTCTGGAGCGACCGAGCCAACCACAATGTTTGCCAATCAGCTTTGGTATGACACCGCGACCGATACTCTGAAAATCAGAGACGAAGCAAATGCGGCTTGGATTAGCGTTTTAACGCTCGACCAGACCAATGATCGAGTGGCTCAGTTTTTGGGCAATAGCTCAGATACCGCAACGGCTCCCAGCTTCACTTGGGGTGGCGATCCTAACACCGGCATGTATAACCCGGCAGCCGATCAGATCGGATTGACGACCGGCGGCACGGCTCGTCTGACCATCACGACAGCGCAGTTTACGGGAACTCTTCCTTGGCGCGGTCAGGCTGGCACAGCGGCGGATCCTGCGATTAGCACATCCGGCGACACAAATACCGGCATCTTCTTCCCCGCTGCCGACACGATTGCCTTTGCTGAAGGCGGTGCAGAAGTTCTGCGTCTCAACAGCGATGCACAGGTAGTTACTGGTGCGGGTACGGTTTCTCTGCCCGCAGTCACTGCCACCGGAGACTTGAACACCGGCATCTTCTACCCTGCGGCAGATACTGTTGCAGTTACGACTGGTGGTTCTGAGCGAGTTCGCGTTGCGTCCGCTGGCCAGATCGGCATTGCTGGCGCAAACTACGGCACATCTGGTCAGGTTCTGACATCAGGCGGCGCTAGTGCTGCGCCTTCGTGGGCTACTCCTACAACCTCAGTCATCAACACGCAGACCTTTGACTCTTCCAGCACATGGACGAAGCCTTCTGGATACAGCGCAAGCAGCCGTGTTTTCATTCAGGCTTGGGCCGGTGGTGGTTCTGGCGCTAGAAATACAACTGCCGCTAATGCATCTGGGGGCGGCGGTGGCGGATATAGCGAGCGGTGGGTTAATCTATCTCAATTGGGAGCAACTGAAACGGTCACCATTGGTGCTGGTGGCGTGTCCAGAACAGGCTCCAATCAA